AAGGCTGTGGCATGAATACCAAATATGCCGCATCTTCTCGTAATAAAGCACGAAAGAAGTATCGTGGTCAAGGTAAAGGTTAATTAATACTGCACGGGCGGGTTTATACCCGCCTTTTTACTAAAAATAAATACGATTTAGGGATAGGAACCCCTTAAAAAGTTCTGTTTTGTCAAGAAAAGACCAAACAGGAGCAAAATGTACTACAAACAAGTAGACAGGGATGTCAATTACATGTACAAAATGTGGGGAACAACCAAATTAATAACTGATTATTGGTCACTTCCGCAACAATCCAATGATCCAGAAGAATTTACAACCGAAGAATTAGAAAAACAACCGCATAATCTTAAAATACAGTCAGAATTGCACCAAAAAATAAGAAATGATGACGATTATGATGACTGGTCGTATGGAACGGAACCAAATTATGGAGTTTCCTGGTAATACTCATAAATAAATGCAGAAAAAAGTCCTTTCCAATGTCCATTAAAAGGGTATCGAGATCATTTAAGGATATTAGTTTATCATTTGAACCACATCCAGTCACTAAAGACTTACCTATTCTTAAAAATGAGCGAGCAATCATTCGATCTGTTCGAAATATTGTAGAAACTATACCTTCTGAGCGATTTTTTAACTTAGATTTTGGAAGTGATGCAAGATCTTCACTATTTTCAATCATCGACTATGGAACAATTGCAATTATTGAAGATCAAATCATAAGATCAATCAAAAATTATGAACCAAGAGTCGAAAATGTAAGAGTTAATGTGAGTTCTACCTATGATGATAATACTGTTGAAGTAGAAGTGATCTTTGATATTATTGGACAGGACTTTCCAACACAAGAGTTTACATTTATTCTAGAGGCAACGAGATAAAATGCCTTTTACAAATTACACAAATCTAGATTTTGATCAGATAAAAACCTCGATCAAAGATTATCTTAGAGCAAATTCAAATTTCACAGATTTTGATTTTGAAGGATCAAATTTTTCTGTATTGATTGATGTACTAGCATACAATACTTACATCAATGCATTCAATACAAATTTGACCATAAATGAAGCCTTCTTAGATTCTGCAACTGTAAGAGAGAATGTAGTATCACTGGCAAGAAATATTGGATATGTGCCCAGATCTAGAAAGTGCTCTACGGCAACAGTTTCTTTTGATATTGAAACAAATGAAACTGGATTATTATATCTACAACCAGAGTTATTGTGTGTTGGTTCAGTCAAAGATTCTTCGTACATATTCTCAATTGCAGATGAAATAACTGCATCCATTATTGATGGAGTAGCGTCATTTAACAATATCACAATTTATCAAGGGAGACATATAAAACAAACTTTTAATGTTGATACTTCCCTAGATCAGAGATTTATTCTACCAAACTCCTTTATAGATACTTCTACAATTAGAGTCTATGTCAAAGGTCCAAATGACATTGGGACTGGTAAGAAATATTCTTTAATCGATAATATTATTACAGTAGATCAAAATTCTGAAATTTTCTTGATTCAAGAAGTTAAAGATGAGAGATATGAATTATTATTTGGTGATGGTATAATTGGTAAAAAACTAGAAAATGGATCCAGAATCGTCGTTACTTACATTGTAACTGATGGTCGTGAAGGAAATGGAGCTTCTGAGTTTTCTTTTGCAGGGTCTATAAAAAATTCGAATGGTGTTTTAGTAGTACCAACGAATGAAACCATCACAATTACTACAGTACAAGAATCAAAAGATGGATCCGAAATTGAAACTGTAGATTCAATTAAATATTATGCCCCAAGAATATATTCGTCCCAATATAGAGCAGTTACCGCTAGTGATTATGAAGCTTTAATTAAAACAGAGATCTATCCAAACGCAGATATTGTGACCGTAGTTGGTGGAGAAGAACTAAATCCACCAGAATATGGTTCTGTATCTATATCAATTAAACCAAAAAATGGTTTATACATTTCCGATTTTGATAAAGAACTTATCTTATCAAAATTAAAGAAATACTCTATTACTGGAATCAATCAAAAACTAATTGATATCAAAGTTCTCTATGTTGAATTGGATTCTTTTGTTTATTATAATCCTGTCAAATCATCTTCTCCTTTGGCAGTAAAGACAAAGATACAAAAGTCTTTAACAACACTTGCAGAATCTTTATATTCAACTAAGATTGGTGGTAGATTTAAATATAGTAAAGTTATTAATATAATAGATGACTCTGATAGTTCAATAACATCAAACATTACCAAGATAATTATAAGAAGAAATCTAAACTGTTTATTGAATCAATTTGCAGAATATGAATTGTGTTATGGAAATAGATTCCATGTAGATTCTGATGGTGGAAACATTAAGTCTACAGGATTTAAAATTCCATCCCAATCTGGATATGTAAATCAAGATGGATATCTTTATTTTACAGATATTCCAAATGCAGATAAAAAAACAGGTATTATTGCAGTTATCAAACCATCACTAGTACCTGATGTAAAACCACAAACAATACTTCAGTCGGCAGGAACTGTTGATTATGTAACTGGTGAGATACGTTTAAATGCATTAAATATCATTTCAACAGAAAAACCAAATGGTGTGGTTGAGATACAGGCTTTCCCAGAATCGAATGATGTAATAGGATTGAAAGACTTGTATCTATCAATCGATATCGAAAAAAGTAAAATAAATATGGCTAAAGATGTTATTACATCTGGAGAGAATACCTCTGGTGTTCTTTTCACTTCAGATTATTACAAATCAAGTTACTCTAACGGAAGTCTAATAAGGAATTAATATGATACACGATAGTTTTGAAAATAGAGTTAAGATTCAGGATCTCATAGAAAATCAAATACCTGAATTTATATCTTCTGAAAACCCTAAATTCTCAGAATTTTTAAAACAGTATTATATTTCTCAAGAAATACAAGGTGGAAATATAGACCTTGTAGAAAATCTTATTGATTATTTGAGGTTAGACAATTTAAATAATAGTACTTTAAATCAATCAACAACGTTATCTGCAGACGTTTCTTCCACAAATATTACTGGTGGAATAACATCTGAGATTTTTGTTGCTAGTACTAAGGGATTTCCAGCAAAGTATGGTTTGATTCAGATTGGAACTGAAATTATAACATATAAGTCAAAAACTTCTACAAGTTTTGTAGACTGTGTTAGAGGATTTAGTGGCATAACAGAGTATAAAGATGCATTAAAATTTTCATCTTCTTCAATATCCTCACACAATTCAGGAAGTAGTGTAATTAATTTAAGCGTACTATTTCTTCAAGAGTTTTACACCAAAATAAAATCACTAATTTTACCAGAATTACAATCTTCAGATCTATATTCAGAACTGAACATTAATAATTTTCTAAAGAATACCACGTCATTATATAAGTCTAAGGGTAGTAGAGAATCATTTAAAATACTTTTTAGAGCATTATTTGGAATTACACCTACTATCGTTGACTTAGAAAATTATATTATAAAATTATCAAATGCTGATTATTTGAGAAGAATTGAACTTTTAGTTCAATTACTATCGGAAACTGGTGATCCTTCAAAATTAGTTGGACAGCAAATACAAAAAACAAATAATCCAGATGTATTTGGGTCAGTATCCGAAGTAGAAATTTTAAGTAGATCTGGAAGAACTTACTATAAAATCTTTTTATATGTTGGAAATGATGATTCCCATATCAACTATGAGGATCTATTTGAAAGTACTCCAGTTACTAAAACAATAATACCAATTTTATCTTCAGATAATTATGATACAATTACTGTAGATTCTACAATTGGATTTCCTGCTTCTGGTAGTTTTTTATTTGGAACCAATGAAATATTTTACACCAATAAAAGTGTAAATCAATTTTTTGGATGTTATACTGCAGGACATTCTCATGTTAATTTAAATATTCCAACAAAATCTATTATAAACTCTAAAGATACCTATTTTGGGTATGAAAATGGTGATGTTACAAAAAAACTTGAATTTTTATTACTATCAAATATTTCAGATATTATAATTGACAATACTGCAGAAAATGCCAAGCATGTATTTTCAAATGAAGATCTTTATGTCGGTAGTTTGGGAAAACTGATTAGGAATAGGGAAAATATTCCTACAGAAATTTTTTCAAACAGCCTAGTTTACAATACTAGCGTCAGAATTAAATTATCTAGTTATAATAAACCTTCGGCATCAGCGACAGTTGATATTGAATTAGATAAAAGTTTTCTAAAGGTAGGTGATACTGTAGAATTTTTAGAAAGGAATACCGAGATTTTAGTACAATCACTATCAAACGCTACAATTGAATCTATTAATGGATCCGAAATAAGATTCTCATCATCTCTTGATAGTTTAAATGATTTAAAAACATATGATATTCGTAGAAAATTAAAAACCTCAACTAGTTCATTTATACCATTATCTTTTGATAGTATTACTAGTGATGTATCAAATTTATATTATGAAGATGATAATACCTTATATATTGCATCCAATTCACTTCCATCATATCCGATTCAAAATGATATCATTAAATCGACAGTATCTTCACTAAAGAATTATGATTCTATAGAGGAAAAATACACTACTTTAGAATTAACTCAGTTATCTTCATTTGTTACTGGGGATAAAGTATATTATTCATATACTGGAGATCCTATTGGTGGACTGATAGAAGGTGAATACTATCTTTCAATAACAAATTACAAAGACATAAAATTATACAATTCAACATCAGGTATAGTTGTTGATAATCACATTTATTTTTCATCTTTGCCAGGTGGAACCCATACATTCACATTAGTATCTCAAAAAACTGATGATGATAAGTTGTATCCAGCAAAGATATTGAAAAAAATATCTTTAAATCAAAATTATCTTGATGTTAGTAATGATGAAATTGGATCAGATACCATAGGAATTATGGTTAATGGTGTGGAAATATTGAGTCCAAAATCTACAGATAAAATATATTATGGACCATTAGAAAGTGTTCAGATATTTAAGCAAGGATCTGGATATGATGTTATAAATCCACCATTTCTTAAAGTGGAAGGTAATGCCAAATTGCAACCTGTAGTTCAGGGTGGTATAGAAAAAGTTTTTGTAGATCCTGTTTATTTTGATGTTAGGGAACCATTGGTACTTAAAGTAATTGGTGGAAATGGAAAAAATGCTACATTAAAACCAGTATTAAAAAATAAGTCTAGGGAGATATCTTTTAATGCAAAAACAATAGATGATGGTGGCGGTTTAAGTTATGATGATGAGACTATTACATTTTTAACTGATCATAATCTTTATGATGGACAAAAGGTTTACTATTCTTTTGATGAAAATAAAAATCAAAAAATAGGAATATCTACAGCATACGGTCTAAATCAAAAAACTGGTTACTTAGAAAATAACCAGGGATTTCATATTGAAATAATAAATTCAAAAACAGTAAAACTTTTTACAACATTAAATGATTACCGTGCAGGAATAAACACTGTAGGATTTTCAACCGAAGGAAATTTTGGTATACACAGATTTAGAACTGAACCAAGAAAAACATTAGATTCTGTAGTAGTAGTAAATCCCGGTGAAGGGTATACAAATAGAAAATTAATTGTAAGTCAAAGTGGTATATCGACCGTATCCGATTCAATTACCTTTAAAAATCATGGATTTTCAACAGGAGAATTGGTAACTTATGATTATGAAACTACTAATATTGGAGGATTAACAAGATCCAATCAATATTATATTTTAAAAATAGATTCAAACTCTTTCAGATTATGTGATGCTGGTCCAAGTGGGACAGATAGTTCAAATTATAATAGAGAGAAATATGTAGACTTAACTTCTACTGGATCTGGTTATCAGTACTTTAATTATCCTGACATACAGGTAACAGTAACTTATCAACCTGGTCAAAATAATCAAATTAATCCAATTACATTAACTCCTGTAGTTAAAGGATCTATAGTAGATACTTATGTATATGATAATGGTGTTGGATATGGGTCAACAATATTAAATGTAGAAATTATTCCTTCAGTATCTGTTTTACAAGGCAAAGAAGCCTCTATGAGTGCAATCTTGGTTGATGGGGTGATAGATCGTGTAAATATTTTTTATGGTGGATATGATTTTTATTCTGTACCAGATCTAATAGTTGAAAGTGAAAAAGGAATTGGTGCAGTATTAAGAGCAGAAATATCTAATGGACAAATTACAAACGTAGTAGTTATAGATGGTGGTAAAGGATATAGTGAAGATGATATCACAATAAAATTTTCTTTCTCAGGAAAGGATTATTTGCCATATCCAAGAATTCGACAATTAACTGTAGATAATTGTTTTAAATATGGAAAACAATATCAAACACGCAGAGATCCTTCATTAGACTTATTGTATAAAAATATTAAAAATCAATTACAATATGTTGTTTGTGGTTACTTTGATAAATTAAGTGAATATTTTAATGAGTCATCAAATATTCACTCACCAATAATTGGATGGGCTTATGATGGAAATCCAATTTATGGTCCTTATGGTTACTCAGATCCTTTAACAATATCACCAATAAAACAACTAAATCCTAGTTATGTTCAAAGTACTAGTGACATTGTTAATAGACCTAGTGAATTTGCATCTGGATATTTTATTGATGATTATAAATTTGATGGATCTGGAGATTTGGACATCTACAACGGAAGATGGTGTGTAACCCCAGAATATCCAAATGGAATTTATGCATATTTTGCAACAATTAAAGTAAATGCAGATAATGAGATTATTGGAAAGTTCCCATACTTTGTTGGTACAAAATATAGATCAAAGAAAATAATAGAAAATAGTAATGATAAATTAGATCAAACTTATGACTTCAAAAATTCATCTTTATTAAGAAATACCTTACCATTTGGACCAAATGATCAAAATTCTCTTTATGATTTCTACAGTAGCAATTTAGATAAGCAAATAACAAAAATTACATCAACATCTAAAGGATCTGTAACTAAAATTGAAGTTGTTGATCCAGGATTAAATTATAAAGTTGGTGATAAGTTAAACTTTAAAAATTATTCTTTAAACAATAAAGGATTTGGAGCAACTGCATCGGTAAAGACTCTTAAAGGTAAAACTATTGATGCTATCAATAATGTAAGTAAAACATACTTAAATGCAAAGTTATATTCATCCACAGTTGATGGAACTAAAATCTCTATATTACCAAATCATGAAATAAAACCAAACACTAAAATAGAAGTTACCGGTTTCACAAGTTCATTTTCAAAATTAAATGGTACTTATGAAGCTAAGGTTAATAATTTTTATTCAACACTGATCGATTCAATACCAGAATATAGTGCGGGCATAGTAACAGATATCAAAGTTTCTGCATATCCTGCTATAGTTTCTATTGGAAGTTCTATCAAAATTACAACTGGTACAAGTAGTTCAAGTTATGATCAATATTTTAATATTTTAAATTATTATGAAGATTACTCCATAATAAGATGCAAAAAAGTTGGTGATAGTGGACTAAGTACATCTAATTCTCCAGTTCATTTTTTACCAAACTTTATAGATATAAATTATGGAGATAGTAGTTTTAAATCTTCAACAAACTATAAAAGATATTTTAATCCACAACAATCTGTAGGTGTTGGAACTTTTACAGGATCTCAATACAGAAGAAATTTCTATGTTGGAAATAATTTAGTATCCAAAGATATACCAATTCAAACGATTTATTTGCCAAATCATGGATTGCGAACAGGACAAAAAGTTCTCTTTGAAAAACCTACGACAGGATCTGCTATATTGGTACAAAATAGTCCTGATGGAAGCTCTTGGAATATTCCAGAGACTGGAGATCAAATAGAGTTATATATTATTAATAAAAACAGTGATCATATTGGAATAACAACTCAAGTTGGATTTACAACAAGTACAAATGGATTGTATTTCCCAAGTATCTTAAATTCGGGATCAGATAATAATGAATACTCATTTAATACTCTTTATACTGAGGAATCATGTAAAATATCCCAAAATATAACAACAGTCTCAATTTCAACAGTACACAATTTGAAAGATACTGATAAAATTGAATTGAACGTAGTTTCAAATCAAAGTGTTGGTATTGGTACTAGTGGATATCTTAATGTTAAGTATTTTTCAGATACTAAATCTTTATCTTTAAGAGAATTGCAATTTGATCCTTCGAATGTTTCTATTAGTGAGAACACACTATCAATACAAGACCACAGATTAAACAATGGAGATAAAGTATATTATATTTCTACTTCTGCACCATCAGGAATAACTACTGGAGTTTATCATGTCAATAGGCTTGATGATAATACATTAAGATTGTCGGAAACTTTTAAAGACTCTACAGTTTATCCGTATAATACTTTACAGGTTACAACCCAAGGAATTGGTACACAATCCATATTTGTATTACATCCCGAAATTAGTATAATTCGAAATAATGATTTAGTATTTGATGTTTCAGATTCTTCATTGCAAGGATATCAATTAAAATTCTATTATGATGAAGAATTTAAAAATGAATTTAAATCGCCATTTATTGTTGGTGTAGGAACAGTTGGAGTAACATCAACATCTAGACTAAATTTAAATTATGATGCATCTCTTCCAAAAGAACTTTACTACACAATAGTGGATTCATCTTTAAATAAAATAACTTCTTCAATATCAAACAATAATAATTCAAAGATTAAATATATTAATAGCATTTATTCAAATGAATATGACATATTTGGCGTAACTGATACAACATATCAAATTTATCTCCAAGAAAACCCTGAGATAAACAGTTATGCTAAAGAAGATTGTGATATTTTAGAGTATACAACAAATTCAATCAATGCAAATGGATCAGTAAACGAAATAACTCTTACTGATGGCGGAAACATTTATTCAGACCTACCATATTTCTATGATTCTGATAGTGTAAATGGTACAGGACTGGTTGTTAATTTATCTTCAAATAACATTGGTAAAATTTTATCAAAAGAAATTATGAATGGTGGTTTTGAGTATCCTACAGATCCAACTTTATTGCCATCATTAAAAACATCCAAAAATTGTTACATCAATAACTCATATTATTTGAAGGATGTTAGTGTAATTTCGGGCGGTTCAAATTATCCATCTGCGCCAAATTTGGTGGTCATTGATACTGATACTAGAGATCTGATTGATCAAGGGATCCTAATACCAGAAATGTCTGGATCTGAATTTGGAAATTCTAATATATTTAATGTTACGATCGACAGTACTCCACGTGGATTACCAATTACACCAGTAACAGTTGTTGCAGTAGACAATTCTAATGGAATAAGAATTGATAGAGTAACTTCAAGTTCTTCTGGAATTATGACTTGTATACTAAAAACTCCAATTATAGGATTCCCAGAAGATCCATTTGCCGCTGGTGATCAAGTTTATGTTGAAAATATCGATATTATTCCTGATTCTGGTATAGGATGGAACTCTAAAGATCATGGGTATGTATTATTTGATGTTATTAAGTATACTGCACAGTCAGACCCGGGAGAAATGGAAATTAAAATTCCAAAGTTATATGGAAATCCCGGCATAGCAGTAACCTTCCAAATTAACACATTTGCTTCTATAGTTAAAAAAGAAAACTATCCAGTATTTAAAACAACTCATGAGTACTCACCTTTCATTGATGGGGAGAGTATTTTAATTATTGAATCTGACGAGTCTTTAACCAAAACTGATCTTGTTGTTAAAAGTTATTCTCAAAACTATGTAAAATTATTTGGATCTACCGATATCAGTAAGGGTACAAAAATTAAAGGAAGTACATCTAATTCAATAGCAACTGTGTATGATGTGACTCAAGCTTCTGGAAGTTATGATGTATCTTCATCAAGATTAGTTGAGTATGGATGGAAGTCTGATTCTGGAAAATTAAATTATGATACTCAATTTATTGCTGATAATGATTATTATCAAAATTTATCATATACAATAAAGAGTGAAAAAACATGGGAAGAAATAAAGACTCCCGTAAATTCACTTGTTCACCCATTAGGAACCAAGAATTTTGCAGATACACAGATACAAGATAAAGTAACTAGAATAATTGATAGTGTTGGTATAAATTCAAGTGCCACATTAGAAATAACAAAGATATTAGATACCCAAGTGAGGGTTGATACTATAAAGAATTTTGATATGGTAGTAGATTATGATCCAACATCACAATCATCAAAACTATTAAAGTTCAATACTGTGCAACTTTCAGACTACTTTGGATCAAGATCTAATAGAGTCTTGAATATTGATAACATTAGTGGACTATTTTCCAGTTCTGACGATGCAAATTTCTCAGAAGATTTGGTAATTAAGTCACTTTCACCAGAAGTATCATATTATAAAGTATTAGTCCAAATAAAGAGTAGTCCTGAAAATATAGAGCTGGGTATAAATCATCATCAATTAACTGAGGCAGTTCTTTTGCAT